TCCAGCTACGGGATTAAATGAGGTCCTAGTTGGACAATGTGCAGAAGCACTTGTTAATAGGATTCTTAAAAAACTTCCAAAAGAAGAGTTAGATTTGTTACACCCCTATCCCCTTGATGTCGCCTTGAATGGAATGCCTGGTATGGCTTATGTCGATGCCATGAAAAGATCTACCAGTTATGGGTTTCCATTTCACCAAAGTAAACGTTTTTTTCTAAAGCCTAAGAGTACGGAATTATGGCCAGAGGGAGTGGAACTAGACCCAGAAATTAAGAAAAGAGTAGAAATATGGATGGAAAGGTACGCGAAGGGTGTGCGAAATCACCCCATATTTAGCTCGAATACAAAAGATGAAGTCGTTTCTAAGAAAAAATTCCTTTCTGAGACCAATAGAGTGTTTTTCTCTTGTCCGCTAGAATTTTTATTGATAGTGCGTATGATGTTTTTGAGTTTCTCGCGTGTGGTGCAACGTAACTGGATGCTATTCAATGTTGCTATTGGTGTTAATTGCCATAGTTGCCAGTGGAGTGAAGTGTACAAGCACTTAATTAGGTTTGGATCCAGCACAATGGTTGCTGGAGATTTTAAAGGATTTGATAAAAAATTTATGTTGATGTTGTTGCGATGGGCGATGTGGGTTATAAAACGTATTATGTTTGCAAGCAATAATTTCACATTTGTGCATCAATTGATTATAGAAGCTATAGAAGCCGACTTGACAAACCCTAGTGTCAATTGGTTTGGTATGCTCATCACATTGTTAAGTGGTGAGGTATCTGGGCACCAGTTGACTACGATCATCAATTGTATTCTGGCACAATTATATTTGATGTACTGTTACTCATGTAAAGAGAAAGTGGAAACATTTTTCGATTTTGTGACGTTGATAGTTCTTGGAGATGACCATGTAGTAGGAGTTAGTCCTGAGATTCCATGGTTTAACCATACTTATATTAAAGAAATATTAGAGGCGGCTGGTGTGGGGTACACAATGGCAGAAAAAGAAGCAGAATCTGTACCGTATATTCACATATCTAAAGTAACTTTTTTGAAACGACGCTTTATCTATCATAACCACTTAGGGACAATATGTGGTCCATTGGAGAAAAAATCTATTATGAAAATGTTGATGTATCAGGTCTGCTCGAAGGCCTGTTCAAATTCAGAGCAACTGGCACAAGCTATAGTAGCGGCCTCATTAGAGTCCTTTTACCATGGTAAAGAATTCTTTGATTTTATAAATAAATGTATTGATGAGGCTGAAAAGAGTGAGGAGCTTGTAGTACATATGGAGGCATACCCACGTTTTTCGTGGGATCAAAATATTGAAAGGTTTTGGAAAGCCTCGTCCTTGCCTTTCGATGAGGCCCTAGTGTCTGGTCTGAGCCAAACGACACTTGATTGTTCTAGTTACTGCGTTGATCACAATGCGGTCGTTCAAGGATCGATGAGAATGGAGAACAGTCACAAAGTCACCAGGGCGTTCCCCGAAGTCTGTATTTACAGAAGAGGAAGGTTGCACCTCAAAGAACGACCTAAGCAATGGTGGTGTGAGTTAGCCTCCATTGACGAAAATAAACGACTTGCACAAACAAATGAAAATTTAAATAACCAACTTCCTCCTCAGGAGGAAGTAGAGAATGTGGGAGATGTTGAAATAGAAAATATGCTATTTGCGCATGAAGAAAAACCGGACGTTAATGATTTGTCCACTATTCATGATCCAAGTCCGAGCAATGAACTGATACAAGCTGATTTGAAATCATTTCTATCACGTCCAGCTAAAATTTTGAATTTTACATGGTCCATAGGAGCTAGTGCTGGGTTATTGACTGCTTTCAATCCGTGGGGAGCATATTTCAGTAATAGTGTTATAAAAAATAAGTTGCAGACCTTTGCGTTTATAAGATGTAATCTTCATGTCAAATTTGTAATAAATGCTAGCCCATTTTATTATGGAAGCTTAGGTGCTTTCTACCAACCATTACAAGTAGACACGGGAGATAGGACGGCCACTCCCATAGCGTATATTCCTGGTCGACAAGTGTTGCGGTCTCAAAGAAATAAAGTATGGCTGGATCCACAGTCTGTGTCAACCAATGAGATGGTTTTGCCGTTTTTGTATTATTATGACTTTATTTCAACAAAGCAACTAGCCAACTTTACAAATTTTGGCGTTATTGATATAATACAATACGCTGGATTGCAATCAGCCAACGGCGTAGCTGCTGGAGGAGTCACTGTTAATGTTTATGCTTGGGCCAGTGAAGTGGAACTGGCCGGAGCTACTAGTGTGTCAGTCCTTCAAGGCCGTAATGAATATTTGGCTAATGGACAAATTTCGGGTCCAGCATCAACTATTGCTAAAGTAGCAAGGAGCCTTGAAAAAATACCAGTTGTTGCTCCTTTTGCGCGAGCTACAGAGGTTGTAGCGAGTAGCATTGGTAATGTGGCAAGCTTTTTTGGTTATACTAATGTCCCAAATATAGAGGATGTAAAACCCTTTAAAAGTTTGTCTTTCCATACTTTGAGCTCTAGTGCTATAAGTGAGCCTATAAATAAGCTTTCTCTTCAACCTAAACAAGAGACTGCTATTGGCAGTTTTCATGGGGATGTAGAATCGGATCCTTTATTGATTAAGAACTTTGTTGCTCGTGAGAGCTTTTTGTGTGGAACACTCTGGCAAACCACCAATGTTGAAGATGATATACTGTTTACCAGTGCTGTCACTCCCGATTTATATGAGTACAATTCCGCATTGAATGGTAGTTTTTACCCAACTTGTCCTGCATTTATATCTTCCTTTTTTGATTGGTGGCGAGGAGATATTATTTTTCGATTTAAAATTATTAAATCACCATATCATAGAGGGCGTATTAATATTGCTTGGGATGTTGGAGCCAGTACACCCTCTGACATGCCAACTGTGGGTAATCCTTCTGTTTTTAATATTGTAGTGGATCTTGATGAGGAGGATGAAATTGAAGTACGTGTTCCTTATACGCAAGCGGCACCTTTTTTGAACACGCAAGCTCTGCAAACAAGTGTCATACAATGGTCCAATGGAACGAGTCCTAGTTTCACATCATATGGAAATGGTATTATTCAAATTCGTGTGTTAAACGCTCTGACAGCTCCAGTTTCGACATCATCTGTCAACATACTGGTCTTTGTTCGTGGTGCTGAAAATTTGGAATTTGCCGGTCCTGTAAACATGGTAAACAATCGCAGTTTAAGTCCATTGCAAGGTAAAATAGTTGAGTTTAACAATTGTGGACCCACGCACGAGACAGTATTTCAGGAGATGTTTGGTGAAAGGATTGTCAGCATGCGGGAATTATTACATCGGCAGAGTAAAGCTTGGACACAAGTGATACCCAAGAATCAAGATTGGAATGGGAACCAGATGGTGTGTACAGTACCGATACAACGTTTACCACGTATTTATGGTTATAATACTTATGGGTGGGAAACTGCAGCGGGTACATTGGTACCTGCTTCCAATTTTCCTTTTAATTTTGTACGTAACCATCCTTTATTATGGATGACCGCGTGTTTTATTGGGTACAAAGGTAGCACTAATTACACTGTAAATATGGTAAATCAACCTGGAAATGCCCCTAAGGCTAATTGTAGTGTAGCAATGTGTCGACGATCACGTGAGCGGAGTACATTGACACCATTCACATATTCCACTGACAGTACTAACTCAACATCGCAGTTGATGAAAAATTTTAACACTAACGACCTCCTTGATTCTCAAGGTGGTGCAGGCATGGCTCTGACAAACCAATTCACACAAGCTGGGTTGTCAGCCAATTTGCCATATTACCTAGGGCAGAAGTTCATACCATTTAATGCTACAAAGTCCTATGGTACTTTAGGGTCGACGGATACCTACGAATTATCCATCAAACGAGGTATTACAACTTCCGGGACAACGGATTGTGATATCCTGCTTGACATCTTGTGTGGGTCAGGTCCTGATTTTATGCTTTTATATTTTCTGAACTGTCCCCCAATTTATGTCTTAAATTCCCCAACCGCTCTGAATTCAGGGTAGGGTTGGTCCATGATACGGCCATGGATACCTTTGGGTAGGAGGCGGAAACTACATTATGTACATTTTTAAGAAGTTTTTTATGTGGTTTCGGCCACGGAATTTTTATTCTTAATATATAGTCGTAATGTTTAAAGTTTGCGCCTAG